ACGTTTGAGAGGTACAGCGCTCTTAACTATAAGAACGCAAAGTATAAGCCTGTTATGGATGTTATTGAGCAGTACATGCGAAAAAACCCTGGGGCGAATACAAAAGAAGTCGCTCAGATTCTTGCCAATTTAGCAAAGAGCGGTGAATCAAATCCTACTATGGGTAATACACAAGGCGAAAAGTCTGGCACTTACGAAAAAGACGCAGCAATCAAGTCTGGAGACATGGAAGCGAGTCTTAAAAAGTGGGAAGACGAAAACGCTGCGTCACTCCCCCCTGGCTATAAAGAGATGATGATGTCTGGAGCCCAGGGAAATCAGGGCATGCAGCAGATGCAACAACAAATCAACCAGCTGTCACAGTTGCTACGTGGCGTACTAGCTAACTCACAAGGTGTGGCAGATGCAGCAAAGAACCAAGTTGCTAATTCTCAAACACAAAATGTAATGGCTGTACAGCAACAGATTGCCAACAATATCGACAAGGTTCAGCAAGCTCTTCAGTTACCTGATACGGCAGCTAATGACTTTATGATATTCGCAGCAGAACGTGGCTATACTATGGAAGACTTTGTTGACCCACAGCTAACAATAAAAGTCATGCAAGATTTTAAGAACAATATGAACAGTCCAGAAATGGAGCGAATGAAAAACATAGCTCAAAGACGGCAAGCATTTACGGGCTCGTTAGGTTCAACACCGCAAGCTACTGCAACTAATGCACCGCCAGAAGGAGCTTCTACTTTGGACAACCTAATTAACAAGACTATGTCTAAGAGGATGCAAGGCTAATAATTGTTCAAGGCATTTGTGACAATATGCCATTTAATGAATCCTGACTATTGTATTGTACTGGAAGACCAATATGGGCCGTACAAAACACTAGAGATGTGTAAAAGACGTGCCTATGCAATATCCCGAAAAGTGCAGAGGGGATACCCTATGTACAAGCCAAAAAGGTTTAAATGTCCTAAAATTGGAGATTATGATTTATAGGGATGACAAGGGTATAGTTTATAACATATGATACTAATAACACGCAAATTGCGCTACGGCTCAATGTGTTAAGAGTTTATACGATGGTCAATTTTCCGTAACGACTCGACTGTAAAATAACCGTAACTAAATGCTATAAGGAGGTAAATTATGGCAGCAATACAAGGATTGCGGGGAACAGGAGAGTTTTCATCTGATTTCCGCCCAAAAAACTACCGTGAGCTTTTCACATTGTTGGAACCTAACGGTAACGCTCCACTGAACGCATTGCTTGCAATGGGTTCTTCAGAGCCAACAGACGACCCTGAGTACAAAAACTTTAGGGACGAACTACCAGAGCGTACACTGAAAGTGAACGGTGCTGTTGCTTCAACATCAACAACATCAGTCACAATCGACGCAGCTGACGACAACAAATTCGCTGTAAAAGGCGCAATCGTTGTTAACAGTGAGACAAGCGAAGTGATGCACGCTACTGCTGACACTACTGGCACAACACTAACAGTGACCAGAAACATTGGCGGTACATCACATCAAATTGCAGATAATGCAATCTTGTTTATCGCTGGCTTTGCAGCTTCTGAAGGTGACACTTCACCGACTGCAATCAGCTTTGACGCTTCAGTAGTCTCAAACTTCACTCAAATTTTTAGGACTGCTTTTCAAGTATCAAATACTTTGCAAAGCACATACCTAAGAACTGGTGATAAGTTAGACGAGGCTATGACCAAGGCACTCAAGCTCCACATGTCTGACATCGAGCGAGCTATGTTCTTTGGTAACAAGCACGAAGCTAACGGTTCAACTGCACAACCAACAAGATTTACTGGTGGTCTATTGAACAGCTTAACTAATGTTGTGGACATTGCGACACAGAACGCCACTTATGGTGGTAGTAATGCTGGAACAATGACTGAAGATGGTTTCGACTCTCTTCTAATCAACACAGTGTTTAAGTTTGGTTCAAAGCAAAAGATTGCCTTTGTTGGTGAAACAGTAGCGAACCACTTGCAGCAGTATGGTAAGGACAGATGGCAGCCGACAGCTGTTGAAGGTGCTTACGGAGTTAACCTAACTAGGTATGCTACATTTGCTGGAGACTTGATGGTACACTTGCACCCACAGTTCCGTCAGCTTCCGCACATGAAGACTGCTATGGTTATCATTGACTTCCCGTACTTGGTATATCGTTACCTAGAAGGACGTGATACTCAGTTGCTAGAAAACAGGCAAGCCGTTGATGCAGATAGCGTCAAGCACGAGTACCTAACCGAATGTGGTTTGGAACTCTTGCAAGACAAAGTACATGCGTACGTTAAAGGCTGGACTGCAAGGAAGAACTAATTGGGACGACCTTTTAGTTGTATTAAGGCATAGTAAGGGGGCAATAATGCCCCCTTACTTTTATCAAGAGGTTAATATGACAGAAAAAAAAGCTAGAGCTAGAACGAAAAAAGGTCATTATGTGGCTGACGACCCGTCTACACCTGATGTAAATGAAGCATATGTTCAAGAAACACCAAAGAAAGCTGCTGCACCAAAAATAGTTTGGTTTGAAAGCAGACAACCAGAAGCCAGCATGTTTGATGTAGCTGGTTTACGTTCAATTAGACGATACTCAGACAATCATTTAGAATGGAAAGTAATGTCAGATGACGTTGCTAGGTTTGAGAAAGACCACTTTATTATGAATGGAAGGGTACGTAGGAAGGCTGTAGAGTAATGCCAACAACAACAACAACTACTTCCACAGAAACAAGCAATACTAATCCGCACATACGTGCGACATATTCTCCCCTAGAGACTCTAATCTTTCAGGCGTTAAGACGCTACGGCGATTTTAACCCTGGGACATTAGATGGAGATGTTGGTTTGATGTTTCTTGAGTTTGCAAACATGGTAATTGATGACATTAGGATGCACCCATACGCACCTAGTACAACTACCACCACCACATCTGGTTCAACATCAACCACAACCACTACAATAAATGCTTTAGATTACTATGAATCTTTGCAAGACGTGCGTGAGATTGATGACATCATTATAGTCCAGGGACTTCTCTATCATTACGCTTTACAACAAGGTAGTGAAAAGGTGTCTGTGTATTTGCCAACATACAACACAACTCTTAACAGGCAGTTGTGGAGACAGAAGAATGGTAATACAAAGATTAGAATGACTGTTGTGGATGACGGCACAAACAAAGGAAACATTAATAACGGGAAAACAAATACGGTAAACGGAACGGTTAGCTATTAATGGCAAGCACTATAAAGTCCCCTAGTGGGGTAAAAACCAAGGTATTTGCGTACGAGAACTTTCAGGGACTTGATACTTCTCGTGACATTACTTCTTTAGATACTGGTAAAGAACAGCATCTAAACCAAGTAATAAACGGCACGGCAGACTGGCGTGGACAAATAGTTCGTGACCCATCAACTGTATTTAGAAAAGGCGAGTTCAAAGTAAACCACATTAGATTCTTTGGTAGCAATGAAGTTTTGTGGGTAGAGCAAACAGGTGCTGGTCTTAACTTTAAAACAGATAGAGACCATGAAATACTTGATGTTCACCCAACAGCAGCCATTGTTTCGTCTACAGTTTTTAACCAATCAGTACAATTAGCTGCACGTTCAAGACCAATGTACCGATACGATGGTGTAAACTTTACAAGAAACCAGTCTCCAGCAATAAACAATCTACAACCAGCATATCTTACGTCTGTACAAAGACGTCTTGTTATCGGTGGAATCCCAGGTAGAGAAACACAAATACACCTAAGTCGTGTAGACCAAGACGAAATATTCCCTGAAGACGAAGACCCAACATCAACAAACGTCTTGAGAGCTGGGTTCATAGACGTAGCAAACTTACTTGGTACAGCAGACCAGATTACGGGCCTCGGTTCTTTTGAGCAAAACAGATTAGTTGTGTTCACAGCTGACCGAGCCATCATATTTAAGATAGACCCAAGCATAGACAACTGGCTAGTGGATGATAATGCAAACATCAACATTGGCTGTGCGTCTCATAACAGCATTGTAAATGCTGGAACTGACCTTCTTTTCTGCTCAAGGTCTGGCGTCCATTCTATAAAACGTTCTGAAGACAATGGTATTCTTGTTTATTCTTATAGTTTGTCAGACAAAATAGATATTCTTTACAGAAAGTTATTTGCTTCTGTAGAAGACCCAGAACAAATTACAGCTGTATTCGACCAAGACACAGCACAATACCACTTATTTTTCCCACAGGCTGGTGGCTTCTTATGTACCAGACTTACATTATCCATGAACCCAGAAGGTGGACAACCACAACCTAAATTTAGCACTGGAACATTTCTTAATGCTAGATGTGGTGCTTTTCTAAACGGAAAGCTTTTATATGGCACAACTGGTGGGGTGTTCGAGGTTCTTAAAGTAGAAGAAACAAAAGATAATTCTGTCACTCCAGAACTAACAGTGACGACACCGCTTTTGTGGCATGGTAGTTTAGAGGATACAAAAGAAACAGCGAGCATAATTTTGCAGATGGCTGGTAAAGGAAAGGTATCTGTAGAAGCGCAAGACGACAGTGGAAGGTTATTAGGCACAATGTTTATGGAAGTTGACGACACATCGGACGACAACTACTTTGAAGATGTGCCATTATCGAAGCAATATGAAAGAAAATGGCAACATAGGTACAGAGCAGCCCAGTATAAGTTTAAGACTGAAGGGGGTGAAGGATTGCTTAGACTTATTGGTTTCGCAATAGTAGTGAGGACATAATGGCAAGAATTAGACAACAGTTTCCGCAGAACTACGGCTCTTCTGGAAACATAAATACAGAATTTGAGAACTTATTTCGCTACTTAAACGCAGCAGAACTAGGCGATAAGACTCTTGGCGAGTTGCTCCAAACAATATTTACAGCCACAGGCACATGGCAAGGGCCAATAGAATTTAGAAAAGATGCAAGTGGAGACATCCAGTATAGGGTAGGAAGCTATGCAGACGAAACAACAGGTTACATAACACTTGTTTCGGCAGCAGAATTAAGAGGTGCAGCGGGTACAACTGTTGGTGAGATTGGGGCTCCAATCATTCACTCAAGACAAGACACAGTAATATCTGGCACTTCAACAACAGTTATTGACTATGCACACGCAGCTACAGATGAGCTTCTAGTTTACGTAAATGGTATTTTAAAAAGGTCAGGTGCTTCTAACGATTATCAAAGTAGCCCAACAGCTGGTACTGGCAGTAACGGAGCAGTTACTTTTAACAGTGCGTTATCAAACGCCGATGTTGTTTCTATATACAAGATTAGGTCAACAGCGATTACAGGATTTACAAGAACAGACTATGTCACAACTGGCACACAGTCTGTGTTTGCTTTTGTTCACGACTCAACATCAAGGCTACAAGTTTACAAGAACGGTATTCTAATGCGTGAGGGTGGTGCGAATGACTACACCACATCATCAACAACAAATACAGTTACATTCAATTCAGGTATTGCATCAGGCAACACTGTAACTGTTGTTACTGTTGAGAACACATCTGTTCAAGCTGTAACAGGTCACATGTTTGAGCAAGACTTTGTCCATACGGACAGTGGTCTCATACAACTAGCTAAGATTAAGATTGATGACAATGCTATTGCCCAGGCTAAAGTTAATGGTTTATCAACATCCCTCACTGCCAAAGCAAAGCTGACAGTATCTAGTTCTACACCATCAAGCCCAGCTACTGGAGATTTGTTTCTCGATACATCTCAGACACCGAACCAGTTAAAGTTTTACGATGGTACACAATTTTTAAAAACGTCACCTGAATCATCTCTCCCGACTTTTACGTCTGCCAATGCAAGTCAGTTCGTAAAGGTAAATGGTACAGGAACGGCGCTTGAGTACGGAACAGTTGACCTTTCCTCCGTTGTTCCTGTAACTCAAAAGGGTGCAGCAAACGGTGTGGCGTCACTCGATTCAACTGGTAGGTTGCCTTCCACACAACTTCCTACCGTTCTTTCTACAGACAGTTTCTTTACAGAGGTTGGAACCGCTGCAAATCAAACGTATACTGTTAAGAGGATTTATAAGCAAAAGATTAGAATAGATGGCATAGCATTAAGAACAACATCTGGAACATGCAGTGTGCAGATAGCTGTAGATGGCGTTGGCTTGGGAAGCACTTTGAGTGCAAGCTCAACACCTTCTGAGACAGCACTAGGAACACCTATAGAAATAGATGCTTCTACTGCTTCAAAGAAAATACAGTTTATAGTTACAAGTAACTCTTCAGCTAGTGTTCTGGAAGTAGTCATGGCGGTGAGTGTAATTGCAAGTTAATGATAAAGGTAATAACGAATGAGAATAAAAGAGTTGCGAGTTGGGCAGAAAAGCACATGGAAGACGCTGGTTGGCATAACCCACAGTGTTTTGGCTTTGAAAAAGATGGCGAACTCGTTGGGGCTATTATTTTCACAGATTGGTCAAAAAATGATATTCATGTCCACGTTGCTTCAACAGATAAAAGCTGGTGGCAAAGGCGTTACTTATCCCTTTTATTTGATTATACGTGGGGTACGTGCGGTTGTGTCAGGGTTTCTAGCGTTGCTAGAGTATCTAATGAAAAAGCTCAAAAACTTAATAGAACGATGGGGTTCAAAGAAGAAGGTAGAGTCAGGAGTTATTTTCCCAAAGAAGATGGAACCTCCGAAGATGGCATCCTCTTCGGGTTACTCAAAGACGAAGACACCCCAAGATGGTATAAAACGCAAAAGAGGGAGACCTAGAAAAAATGGGTAAAAATAATAGTCCGCCACCAGCACCTGATTACACTGCTCAAAAAGGTGAAATCAGAAAAGAAACAGAGAAGAAATATGGTGAACAGGCAGATGCCTACAACACCGCCGTAGACACATTCAACACAGCGTTGGGTGGGTTCCAAGGCCAGTATGACACTCTTTCAAACGCTCTTTCTGGAGCTAACATATCTAATCTTTATGATGACCCCACGACGGAGGCCAATGAGAATCTATTTGATTTATATTCTCCACAGCTAAGTGACCTCTCTACGGCTTTTGGCGGTCTTGATACAGATATTGATAAACCTATTTTTGATTCTACTGTTCAATCTGAGTATGGGCCTATTGGAATAACAAACATTCCAGACCTAAATAAGTTTTCTACTACTAATTACGATTCTCTCTCATCAAACATTAGTAGCCTTGCTAACACTCTGAACAAGCTACAATCTGACAGAGCAGCAGAAGAAAAGCGTATTACAGATTTCGGTCAATCACTTAACCAAGGTTTAGGTGGTATGGGCGTGTCTTTAGGTCAAATGGGTATTACAGACCTCGCTTCTATGAACCAATTAGAGAAGCAGTTGTCAGACCTTAACTTGCAAAAGCAAGGGTTCTCGTCTGACATTATGGGTCAGTTTATGCCTGGGGGATTTTCTAATTTTCAAAACCAGTATGACAATCTAACTGCTGGCTTAACAGACCTCAAAGGCAAAAGACAAACAGAGCTAGATAGAATATCAACTTTTGGCGATACTCTTTACGGCGACGTTGATTCTTACTTTGACCGTCTTGGTAATCTTGGAATCGCAGACGAATCTGGTATTGCATCTCTTATTGATGACATTGAAGACAGGCAAAGGGAAGCGGGTAGGTTCTCATCCGAACTTGGTTTTAACTTTGGAAACCAGCTTGGAGAGTTTCAAGATGTTCTTGGAGATGTTAAAGACCTACAAAGCGAAAGAGTTGCAGAGCTTGCACGTTTAGAAAACGCAAAAGCAAACTTCTTATCTCAAGCTGGTAATGTAGAACAAGCTGCCGAAGGCGGTAATATGTTCAGTGCTTCTATCTTAGACAACATTGATGACAAGATTCGTGACCTTAAAAATGAAATATCTGGCTTCTCATCAGAACTGGACTTTGATTTTTCAGGCGCTACAGGCGCTATTTCAGACGCTGAAACTGCGTTGGCTGGTCTTACTGAGCAAAGAAAATCCGCACTAGACGATATACTTTCACAAGTACAAACAGCTGGAACAGGTATCGGCGACATTGCTCTATCAGACGAAGACGCCATAACTGGCAGACAGTCAGACTTACAGAAACTTCAGCAAGAGCTTGCTAAGTTCTCTGGTGGCAGAGTTGGTAACATAGGTGGTGAGATAACTGCGGGCCTCGACCAAGTAGATGCTCGTCTTGCAGACCTAGCAACCAAACGTTCTGAGATTGAGACAGCAGCACAAGAGCTTGTTGAGCAAATTAACAACGCATCCTTCTATGGCCTCGATGACTTGACTGGTTCTCAAGACGCTTTTGACCAACAAAAAGCACAAGTTGATTTATTCAATGCACAACAGGCACTGGATGAAATTGCACAAGCAGAACAAAGGCTACAATCTGAAAGACAGAGACTAGAAACAGATGCAGAGGCTGTTGCTGCTAGACAGAATCAAGCACAAGAACAGTTGTTATCAACAATAGGGGCATCAGGTGTTCCTGAGTTTCAAGACTTTGCTCAAATAGACCCGATAACCCTAGAACAATATTTAAATCTATTGGCCCAAGGTGGTGACGAAGAAGAGCTAGGAGCATTAGCAAACTTGCCTTCAGCGTTTAGTCAGAACTTAGGGGTTATTAGTGCATAGGGGCGATAGAAAATGTCTTTCACAGCAGTATTAGGATTAGCTGGTAGCTTATACGGAGCAAGCAAAGCATCTAGTGACGCAGCAAAAGCTAGAGCTTTACAGCAACAGCAAATGCAACAGCAGTTTCAACTGCAAAATGCAAACTTGATGATGCAAGCTGATGCTAATAAAGAGCGTAGAGAACAGAATCAATACTTACAACAGATAGAAGCTCTCAATAGAAGGCTTGCTGGACAGGAACGTGAGTTCCAAATGTCCGAACTGCAAAGCTTTAAGGACGCTCTTTTAAAAGAAAGACAAGGAGACATTGAGCGTCAGATTGCCCAAGACAAAGAAGCTGCACGACTTTCAACATTTAGGCTTGAGCAACTTCTTAAAGGTCAGGACATAAGTGAACAAGAAAGAGCTTTTGCCATACAACAGCTAGACGTAGCTAGGGCAACTGCATCTGGTGAGCGTGATGAAGAACTAAGACGTTTCTTACAAGACAGAGCTACAGCACAGATAGAGCGTGACTTTCTTGTAAACATGGCTCTTGATGCACAAGATACAGCACGTCTTGAACGTGCCGAAGGTATGGCTGTACGTGACCAGATACTTAATCAGATACTTGGTTTACAAGGAGCTGTAACAAACACTGCTTCTCAGCTTGGCTACGTTCCAATGCAAAAACCTTTAACGCAGCAAGAAGTAGATTCAGAGATAGAAAGACGAACAGCACAAAATATTTCAGATGTAGACCGAGGCGCAGAAGCGGTAGCTTCTGTAGGCGAGGCTGGTCTTATACGTCAGGGTATGGATTCAAGCACAAAGGGTGATGATGTTCGAGGCAAAATAGCAGAACGTCTAGCTGGAGAATATTCTAAAGCCAGAAGCTCTGCGTACGACGACGCATTAAAATACATATCAGGAAGAGAACAAGCCTTTGGCTCAAACGTAGGAAACATATTTAACCAAAGAAAGAACATGCTTGCAGAAACTGCTGGCGTAGCTGGAACAGGGTTATCACAACTAGCCAATCTTCCAAACGCACCGTCTGCACTTGATGGATTTAACTACGCACGAATGATACCGTCATCAATTATAAACAGAAGCATAGGCAGCGCTAATGACTTTAGGGCTCCAGTTGCTATCGGTAGTGCCATATATAACAATCCATCATTAATGACATCGAATCTAGCAAACTACTCAAGACCAACAAGCTTGGCTACAAACCAAGGGTTCAACGTTAAGTCTGGGATATTTGGCCCTCAGTCCTTGGCTTTAGATAGCGGAAACTACATGGGCAATGCTGGAAGTATAGGTAACCAGATGATGAGTCAGCTTGGAACGTATGCTCAGAACATGCAGAACAGGTCAACAGCTGCTGGACAAAATTTTGGTACAGCATTTAGCAAGTTTTTAAATGACCAGTCAATGCCAGCTCGAACAGTGTACGACTACGATGCTCAAGGAAAGCCACTCGGAAAAGGTACAGAAATAGGTAAAGGTATGTTTTATGATTTAAACCAAAAGTTTAATGATTTTTTTGGTATATAGATTGAGGTAAGATATGGTAGATTTTGTAGGATTTAGTTCAGGATTTAATAAGCAACAAGACTCAGACGAGCGTAGACGTCTTGAGCTTGCAAATGCTTTTTCTGCATTTAAGCAAGCAAATCCTTATGCTAGTCCTATGGAGATGCAGTCTTTTATAGACCAAGCTGCTGCTGGCAGAAACTATCTCGCTGGTGGCATGCCAAGTGGTAATGTTTTAAATCTTATCGGCGAGCGAAATGCTGCTGCACTAAAAGCAAAGCAAGAAAAAGAAGCGTCTGCTGCTCTTACTTCTAGGCTAAGTCAAATGGGTCAAGTCAACTCATTAATACCAAGTCTTGCAAAAGCTTTTGATGGCGACCTTACGCAAGAACTAGATGGAGAAGTGGTTGCTTCGGATGCTTTTAAAGATTTTGTTAGTGGTTTTGGACTGCCAGAAAACCTGTCTTCTCAAATAACCCCTGGTTCTTTTGAGGAAGTCTACAGAGGACTTACAACAAAATACGTTGATGACGCTATGAGAATTATAAAAAATTCTGGTGGCAACATAGATTTAGACGCAGTTACTAGCCAGTTAAAGGTTCCTAAAAATTTAATTCAAGGGTTTAAGACTCAAGTAACAACAGAACAAAACAGAATTAAAACAAACTTTGAGCTTACAAACAAAAAAGAATTTATAAACCAAATGGCTGACGCAATGAAGATTGGCCCAGAAGCTGTAGAAAATGTAGCAAACACTATGAAACAGTTGGGTGCTGCAAATGGTTTTACGGTTACTCCAGAATATACAAATACAATTAAAAGCGAAGCTATGAGAATTGTAGAACAAAGACAAAAAGAACAGGACATTGCGGATACAGCAAGATTGAACAAAGCTTCTACCGATTTTACTACAGCTGTTTTAGCTAGCCCTGATTTAAGAAACATAATCTATGGCGGTATCATGGAGTCTGTCGAGGGTGGTGGTCAACAGCTTAAAGCTGTTAACTTGATGCGAAACATTTATAAACAAATGTTTCAAGACATAGACCCAGCATTACAAGCTGCTCTTGAGAAAAAAATACCACAGTTAATTGACCAGATAGTAGGCAATGCTCAAGTATCTCAGGAATTAAAGATTGAAAAGAAGCTAGACGCCTTAGAAGAGAAAGCAACTGGCGCAAGAAAACAAATACTTGATAACACTCAAAATGTAATCAATCTTGTTTTTAGTAGCAAATCAGATAAAAACAAACCTTTGAAGTTAGCAGCTATGAACCTTGGGCAAAGGTATTATCTTTCACAAGCAACAGCTATAACATTGGCTTCAGCTTTTGCAAACTTACAAAGAACAAATCCAAATGCAACGTCTGTAGATTTTGAAAAAGAAGGTCAGGCTGTTCTTGAAATGATGAACGCTCCTACTATTGATGAAGCAGAGACGACTTTAAAAGACAATATTATGAGCGAAGGAAGCTACGATAAAAGTGGTAAAACAATTACCTTTGAAAAATTTTACACAGATATGGAAAATAAATCCAAATCTGCTCTTACAGCCTTTGGTGATGAGTTTGACCAAACTATGCGTTCTACTGCTCAACCGAGAGAAAAGCTACTAGGTTTAAAAGGAGCTTTACAAAAGTTAAATAAATACGCCGAAAGATTTAACTTGCGTATAGCAAATGCAAAAAGAAATTCTTATGGCGAAGCCAAGTTTCTAACAGCTGGAACTCCAGAGTATGATGACGAAAAAGTAGAAACATATCAAAAAAGTTTTATGGAAAATAAAGCAAAGCTTGCTGAAGAAATACAAAAAGAAATAGAAGAGATTGAAAACAATATTGCAACAAGCACCGCAGAAATACCAAGAGAGACTATGTTTGCAGACAATGAGGTATCTCTAAGAAAAGACAGATTGCAAAGCATTAAAAGTAACCCAGAACAACTTACAACAAACAGCGCAACTGGCGTAGTAAACAACAACCTAGCTAAGATGATAGAAGAATTTTTAGATATTGGTGGTGGCATAGCAGATGGGCAAGATATGGTTGACATCTTGGCTGGAACAGATGGAAAAACTGTAAGCACAGACGACTTAAACTTCTTCTATTCAGACCCATACAACTTTATGAGGCGTTACAACACAACTTGGTTTGACAATTACATACGTAACAACCCAGAGGCAGCTCAATGATGTAGGACGACCAAATATAAAGTTTCCTATAAATTATAATCATCGGATAACTGGAGTACCGAATGAACAGAACAGGATTTGAATACGAAGATATTGAAGCAAATGTAGCCGAGCCACTAGGCGATGATTTAGCTTACGCTGACAATATCGACCCATCACAAATACTTAAAGACCCACGTTTTTTAAACGACCTTAAAGAATATTACGGAAGTAAAGGCGAGTATTACGCATCTAATGATGAATACATAGATGCTTTTTACAGCGATTCCACTTGGCGAGACCTTAACACAGTTAGTGCTGGTAAGGGTGCGCTTGAAGCCATGTCTTCAAATGCACAAACACGTGGTCGTGCAAAACGTATCGAACAAGTGTGGCGTTCTCTACCAGCTTTTTGGCAAGATGGCGGAAGGGACACGCTTGGAGCAATAACTGACATTGGCTCCGCTGTTTTACTAGACCCAATAAATCTTTTGGGAGGTGTAAGCGGTTTAGTAAAAGGTGGTCAAGCTGCAAGGGCTGCTTACCTTGGTGGTAAAACAGCTGGGCGTTCTAAGCTTACAGGTGTTGGGCAAGGCGCATTAGCTGGCGGTATCGACGCTGCTAAATATTCAGCAGTAGCAGAACTTGGAATAGAAGGTGCTACCCAAGCAAGAGATAAGTCTCTTGGACTTCGTGATGAATTTAGTGTTGGCAGACTAGCTGGTATGACAGCCTTGGGAGCTGCTGGTGGCGCTCTTGGTGGTGGTGCTTTTGGTGCATTGGGCGGATACTTTGGTGCAAGAGGTGCAGTCAGAGTTGTTGACGACCTTGTCTCAAGAGGATTTACAACACAACAAATAGAACAAGTTATTACCGAAGGTGGTGAAGACGCAATAAAGGCTTTGGCAAAAAGCACGGAAGGCCCAGACACATTTTTCGCAGAGCCAGAAGGTATTGCTACGGGTGCAGACAGTGTAGCTGGTGAAGTTCCTGTAGACCCAATGGATGCAAAGATTGAAAAAGTATCAAGTATCTTAGAGGGTGAAAGAAAAGCATACAGAGATGCAGTTGCTACTGGTGCAGACGACGAAACAATCCAAGAAATTAAAAACTCAAGAGATGTGTTTGCTGCTTTGCAAAGTTTTGGCGAACGCTTAAAAAGAGAACAAGCCGAAATAAAAAGGCTTGAAGGAACAAACGAACTACCAAATTTAAATAAAGCAGCAAAGATGAGAACTAGGTTTGAAGATGACCTAGACGTCTTTGAGCGTATAAGTGACGCTGACAATCCTATGGAATCTGCTGATGCTAGAGCAATACTTGCACAGTACAAAGAGAAAAACGTTGATGACGTGCTTCCAGAAGGGGAAGCTCCAGCAGCTGCTGACACAACAACAGCTAAAGCTACAGACGAAACAACACCCGTAGACGAAACAGTGCCGACAGAACCTGTCGATAAAGCCCCACCTAAAATAGATATTTTTGGAGATGATGGGCCATTTCTTAACGACAAACAAAAAGAGGAAGTTAGAGGGGTCTTAAACGACGGCTATACTCAAGCTGATTTTGAAGCTGATTATGCAAAAGGAATTTACTCAGTTCCAGGGATTGTTGACGGTCAAAATAAATTTAAGCAGTCTGCGATAAATCAAATTGTAGCTAAAGCAAAAGATGCTAGCACTAAAACAGAAGCCCCAGCACCAGAGGCTAAAGTTGCTCCGCCAGAAGCTGATGGTTCTGTAGAAAAAATTGATACGCCAAAAATACTTATAGATGCAGATTCAAGAGGTAATGCACTTATGGCTGGGTTAAACCCAGCAGATATTACTCCAGCTCCAAAATCAAAGAACGGAAGAGTAACTAAAAGACGTGTTGATGCAGCTATTAATGCCAATAAGTCTGATGAGCCACACGCTGTGGCAGTTAAGGCTATGGAAGAAGCTGAGTTAGTTATAAGTAAACTTCCACCTTCTTCAAGTATGACAGCAAAAACTTTTTTAGAAGCTGCCGAGGTTATGTCAAAACGAAAAGACATAGGGATTACATCTGACCCTCAAGACATAATGGCGATTGTAAGAAAAACAGTAAACAAAATTGAAGAAAACCCAAGCGATAGCTCTGGCAAGCCACTAACAATGACAGAAGAAAAAGCTATCAAACGCAGAATGAAAGAACTCATGGCTGATAATCCTGAGTATTCCGAGCAGACTGCAAGAGTATTAGCTTTAGGAGAAATAAATAAACGTCGAGGTATGCCGACTCAAAAAGAAAGTGGTGTGCGTTCGTCTTCAGACTCTATTGAAGCAAGAAGTATTTTTGAAAATGCTGGCAGAGATTTAGAAGGTAAGATTCAAGGCATACTTAAAAAAGGTACGTCTGTAGGTGACGGGTATACAGTTACTGGTCAGTATCGTGTAAAGACGAATGAGATTCCAAAAGAAGAAGCCATACTTAAAGCTGACTTGCAAGCAAGGTCAGGTAAAGGCCCAGGGATTGTTACGTATGTTTCTGGTGGTGAACAAGCTATTGGCCCTAATGGTGCAAAGGTACGAGTCAAAAAGGGTACAACTCTTTTTGCTGATGCAACAACTAAAAGGTCATACACAGATTACACATTCTTAATGCGTATGCTTGGTCAAGACATCAAGAAAAAAGACATTAAGTCAGTTGTTAAGGAAGCGCCAGAGCCAGAGGAGGGTCTGACAGAAGAATCAACAAGAAAAGCCCTTGATGCTTTTAACGAAGATGGTGACGTAGAAAAATTTGTAAAAACCATAACGGCTCTTGGTAATGGAGAGAAGCCGAAGCTTGCTCCTGTTACAGAAATAAACACAACAAGCGGAAGTAAAAAATTAATCGTTCGTTCTAAGCTAGACTCTGAAGACGTACGTATGATTAGCGAAAAACAGATACGTGAAAACAAAGGTATCGAAGCCATTATAGGGCAAAAAGGTGGGGCAAAGTCTGACCCAGCAAACTGGGAAGTGCGTTACGCTCCAATGGAAGCAAAAGCACCGACATCTGCTGCAAGACGTAAACTATTTGACAGCCTTCCTCCTGAAGCAGAAGACGTAAATCCAGATGCTGCAAGACTAGAAACTGGTGGAGCCACTGGTCGTGGCGACCCTATGGAAATTGATGACTTTGACAAGCTAGAGCTTGAACTCGATGACATGGACATGGCTACCCTCAAGGAGATAAGCGCATACACTCCTACAGCTTTTTTTCGTAATGCTGAAATCAATGGCAGAAAAGTTTTTGGTCGTGACGTACGTGCTATGGTCAACAATATGGAGAGCAGACGTTGGCCTCTTAAAGAACAAGAGATAGACAGACATATCGAACACATGGCGTTTGTAAAAGGTTTGGAGGCAAAGCTTTCTCCTAACGGATACAGCATGCCTACAGCTACAAGGCGTGAAGCAAAGCTACAGATTGACAAGATATTCGCTGGACACCCAGCAGACGAAATAGCTGAAGCAAAAAGATTTATTGATAGTCTTGGTGGAGACCCTGACAAAGCCCCTCTTCTTATAGGTAAAGAAAGGTTGGGAGGAAGCCAAGGTCTTTACAGCTCAATACAAAACGATATACAGATTCAGACAAAACAAGGGCCAAAAGACATTATAGTCCAGCCAAGACTTAATGTTTTGTACCATGAGGTAGCTCACTGGGCTTATCACAATATTCTTTCACCGAAAGACAGGTCAGAGTTTTGGAACATTGCTAAATCTCAATATAAAGGGGGTCGTTTTGACAGGACTGTAAACGATGATTTCAGGGCTTTACCTCAAGGAGAAGCAAACGCAACAAGAGAAGGTCAACTTTTTAAAATAAATGTAGCTACCAAACCAGCAGAGTTCTTTGCTGAACAGTTTGAAATGTGGGCTACAAGAAACAGGCAGTCTCCAGACCTAAACACAGAAAAGTTTTGGGAAAGAATCGGTGGTTATGTAAAGGCTATCTTTGATAGATACTATCGTGGTGCAAAGATTGACCCTAATCTTGAGCCATTGTTTGCAAAGATTATCCCAGACATTGGAGAAGAAAAAACATTTACTTTGGGTGTTGGCGCTAGACCAGACACACCTTTGGGTAAACATATACACAAGCGGTTTATACAAGTAACATTGGCTAGAGAAGACATAGAGTCAGCTATAGCTTCTGACAGTCCTAGTGCCATTGTTAATGCTCATAGAGAACTGCAAAAACTGCTGCTTGAGATGGTTCCAAACTCTAAACTGGTAGCACGTGATGGTGTTGAGCAAGCTATTTTCTCACCTCTAAGAAAAGGTGTTGGCAGACGTGGCATGGTCAAGCTTATTCGTGACCGAATCAACAACTATGATGAGATAATTGACGGCAAACAATACGGCACAGACGATGGGTTTGATGCACGTAACTATGGCGACTTTTCTACAGAGTCAGACATGGAGAAAGTAGCAGACCAGTTGAAAGACTTTTACCATAATGGCTATGCTGGAACGTTTGTACCAGCAGAGGGCGTCCCTGGTCGAATTAAAAACTTACAAGCCTCGTCTACAGAAAACTTACTTGGCATGTTGGACAAGCAGTTAAACAATGCCTATCAGCGTGTAGAAGAAACTGTAGACCTTGTTCCAGATTCAAAGCCAAGTTCGCTTGATAGAGGTGCAGCGCCTAAACGAGCTAACGGTGAAGTCAAAGGCACAACTACAATACGTAATGCTAAAAAGAAAAAGGACAGACAGGACAATCTGACTACAGAAGAAGCTGTAAATAACTCTAAGAAAAAACGTAACGACAGAGCAAGAGATGGCAAAGAAGCTATTGATGCTGGAAGAACTAACAGCGTCAAAGGTAAAAGCATCGCTGACTTACGAGCCCTTTATGTAAAGCATAAAGGCTCAGACTATGGTGACCAGATTGGCTTGGAGATTGTAAACAAAATTAAATCGTCCACAATCAAAGGCAAACCTGTAAAAGTTTCACGTGAAACATTTAAAATGAGCGGTCAAGACTTAGAGGTTTCATTTCTTGACGCCTTGCACACAGGTGACAAAGACAGGCTTAGTGAGTTGTTGTTTGAAATACAGCGTAGGCAAAACAACAAACGTGCTAAAAGTGGTACTGGCAAGATACTGTCACCAAGATTTAAGAAAACAAAAGACGCTCTACAGATAGAGATAAATCACAGCAGAGGTGTTATGGCTAGTGATGGCATACCTCCGTCTGCAAGGGCTAGCGTTCGTGAGATGCTTTCTTTCATAACACATAGAAGCCCTGAGATAGAAACAACTAGCAGAACTATAGCTTACAGAATGTTTAATATTCTAAACAAGGCTTCTGTTGGCACTATGGAAGACGTAAACAAAGTTACAATGGATGATATGGCACGTCTTGCTGGTGGAGATTACTCTGTTTCTGGCGGGGGTGCATTTGGCAATTACCAGCATCCTGACTTCAAAAACTTTAGAAACCTTGTAAGACGTTTGGGAACTAGCCTTACCAAAGAAACAGGTAATCCAGACGAAGTATTCACAGAGCTTAACAAAATGGTTATTCGTTCTGGGGCTCTTGAGTCAGACGAGATGGGTGTTATACAAACTGCTTATAAAAATACGAGCCCAAAGGTTAGAGCTGAGATAGAAAACAAATACGGCTCAAAGTACAATGACTTTTATAGCTCAACAAAAGAAGACATGTTGGCTTACGAATGGTTTGGCGATTCGATTACAAAGTACATGAAAGAAGACATAACAAGAGACGACATCTTGGCTGATGCTTTAGGTGACGACATGTATGCTGTTCAAAACATTTCTCTTATGGATGATGCAATCAACAGAACTGCTGAATATGCGTCTTACATAATTAACGGACAAATTGGAAGACAAGACGTTAAAGATGCTTTCAGACGTGTAACTTTTTACGGAGATATGTTTGAAGACACAGCTGTATCAAGACCAATGGCTGGCACTTTGCAAGGCAAATATCTTACACACCCAAGTTATGCAGCAGATTATGCTTACGACACATTTATGAGCATGCCAAAAGACAAGCAAGCTAGGGTTCTTAACTTTACAAACAAAGGCTTTGGAGAAGACCAAAGCACACAAATGCCAATTTTCTTTTATCATGGCACACCTAGAAAGAACGTTTTTAAAAAAGAAACAAACCCAAACATACACATGAGACCTTCTGAGGTTGGTGTTTATGGCCCAGGGATTTACGTAACAGAGAACCCTTATGTTGCATCGCAGATGTACGCAAGGACACCGACGTTTCAAGCTATGGTTGACGCAATAGATGGCGTTGATTTACCAGACAATATAAAAGAAGACTTACATTTTGACGCTTATGAGTTGGTTATAATTAGGCGTGACATTGGAAAGTTACGTAGACAGTTTGCTGAGTTTGACCCTGAGTCAGACGTGTATCTGGCTAAAGAACTTACAGCTGAAAGAACGTTAATTAAAGAACAGCTTGACGAATTAATACAAGCTGAAAGAGCTATTGTAGATAACTTCAAGAACAAAGGCTTGGAGTTAGAAGGAGACGTGTTACCTACTGTAATTAATCTCAAAAGCCCAGCTGATTTCCGTGCAAATACTGTTTACTCAGACGAAGAGCATCCTTTCATTGAAGCACTTGCTGCTAAGTTTCTTGAAGAAGGCTTGCCGTCTCAAGTATTCAGCAGTCTATCTGGTCTTGGACGAAACAACTCACAGCTAGGCCCACGAACTGGTGAGGATATTTACAAAAGCATTATTGATTCAATGATAAACTTCGGTGGCAGAAGTAGGTCTGGCGCTCAATCAGAGTTAAACGGCATGCTTCAAGAGATGGGTTATGATGGGCTGTTAACTACACATAGAAACAGTTTGAACGATGGCCCAGAACTTATGGAAACCAATAGAACATACGGAGCCACAAGCAGAGAACACACAACAGCTGTTCTGTTTAAGCCTAATCAGGTCAAACATATTGACGCTGACGACTTTGACCAAATTCAAGAAGGTCTCTTTAAGAGTGAGCCAAAGATTACACCAATACCAAAAGGTGCAACTGGTGGCATTGTCGAAGCTTTGTCTTCCGAGTCTATATCTAAAGTGGACGACATCCCTGTTGGCGAGTTCGGTGAACTACTAGAAACAGCTGGTGGTGACCCATCTTACGTTGGCGCTCTCATGTCTCTTATGAGAAAAAGAACCATTACACCCAAAGAAGAACAAGCAATTAGGCGACAGGGTGCATCTCGATTCCTTGATACTCAATCAAACAGAATGAAAAAGATGGGAGCAAACTGGCTTGCTGGTTGGTATAAAGACCACTTCCCTAAATTAAACTCACGTTTTGCTGGCATATACTTTCCAATACAAGAGTCACTTAGAAAGCTTCCTGATTCTGACGGCAGTTTAAAAAGGTGGTTTAAAAAATCTGTAAACGTTGGTGGAAAAATAGGACGTTACGCTGGTACGGACAGACTTGCAGAACAACCACAATCATACAAAAAAATTGTAAAAGCTTTACGTTACGGTGACGGAACAAGACAAGAGAAACTTTTAACTGAGCCAGAAAGACTTGTCTACAAACAGGTTCGTGCAGCTTTTGATGCAGAACGTAAAGCAATGGTTGAAGCTGGTATAGACGTTGGCTACAGACGTAACTATTTCCCACAGGTGTGGAGCGCTGATAAGATTACAAAGAATGTAAATGAATTTAGAGTTGCTCTTAAAAATTATCACCAAGCAGAAAGAACTCTTAATGGTTTACCTCCTTCACCAGAAGTAGAATCAGATGCTTTTGCAAAAGGAATTATAGCTACACTTACTGAAGAAGGTTCTGATGGTGTGTATCATGCGATAAGAGGCACAACAAGAAACCCAACGTTTGAAAACGTAGACTACTCAAGGATTATTAATCTTGATGACCCAAGACTACGTGACAATTTAAAAGAGCTGGAGCCATTTCTTGAAGATGACTTAGATGCAATGTTGGTGAAATACTTTGAGGGCAGCTCTCGAAGAATGACTCACATTGATGAGCTAGGTGTAAACAGTCACGCTGTATACGATTATCTGAAGGTTGCAGACGAAGGTCTATCTGGAATAGCTGACCTTCTTACAACTGACAAAGTGTTCCGTATGGACAGAACATCTATGAACGCAGACGGAAAACAAGAGATATATACTTTGCAAGAACTTGTAGCCATGCCTTTTAGTGGTGGTGGCAGACACAATGTTCGTCCTTTTGTCGAGAAGTTGGATGAGGCAAATAGAGTTGGCGGTGCGCCAGCTGTTAGACAACTTCTTTATAGTGTTGCGCCTGTTGATGGAACTACAGGAAAAATTAATCCAACGTACAGACGTAGAGCTGAAGCTATTGTTCACGCCCTGGAAGACTTTGGCGGGAAACAAGGCGCACTACAACCAGACGACCACAAGTTTATAGAAGCTTCAATGCAAGTTGCCATGAAGAAACCTATGGATGGTCAAGGCAACCAAAGTGTTATGAACTTCTCCAGAAAGATGCGTTTCTTTAACAACGTTACACTTCTTTCTTATACAACACTGACATCACTTGGTGACGTTGTTCTGCCAATCATACGTTCTGGAAGTATGAAGTCATACATAAAAGCATTGGCTCAGATGAACAGCCTAACTGGTGACCCAGCAATTAGAAGGGGCATTATAAATACGGGTGTGGCTATGGAAAACATTGTCCACGAAAGAATGATACATCTGTATGGCGCACCTGATGGTAAAGCATCACACGCTTTCTTTAATGCTACGTTGCTTACAGACTGGACTGACATGCAAAGAAAGATAGCTGGAGCCACAGCCTTTAACTGGTTTCAGTCTATGCAAGAAAAGGCTTACAACAATTTTAAACCAAGCAAGGGGTACGGAGAACAAACTAGAAGCTATAAAGAAGCACATCGTGCATTAAAACAATATGGCCTTGAAAAGTTTTTGCCGAACCAAAGAAAAGAAAGAGTTGCACTTGGCAACACAAAAATGTTGGAAGACCCAGACGTGAAGCTGGCTATTCTTAAATTTGCAGATGACAGCATATTCCAACCAAATCCAAATGATGTACCTATGTGGGCGCAGACACCTTTCGGTGCGCTCGTATTCCAGCTCAAATCATTTCCTCTAATGATGGCAAGAATGGGTGGACATGTAATGAGAGAGATGGATAAAGGAAACTTCAAACCAGCTATGGGATTCTTCTTACTTGGCCCAGCGTTTGGTGCGGGAACGTTGTCTGTCAAAGACGTCTTGCAGTCTAGGGGTGGTGAAGAAAACAAAAGCCCTGAAGTTAGGAAAAGAAACCTAGCTAAAATACTTGGTCACGACGAAAAAACACATGGAGATTACAATGATTTCTTAGGCTGGTATTTTGAAGGTATGGCTATCATGGGAGGGTTTGGTCTTCTTGGTGACATCATACATTCATTCGCAACACAAATAGACAATGGTGCATATGGTGCGAACAGAATGGTATCCACACTTCTTGGCCCAACTGTTGGTCTTGTGCCTTCAGCAATGACAACTGCTGCTGGTATTTTTGACGACAAAGGTAACAGCAATGCAAAAGAAAGAGCAGCTGCACGTGAGTTTGCTACACGTATTCCGATTGTTGGAGGTAACAGAGCAGCAAGAGAGGGAATCGTAGATGCGATAGCTGGAGAAAATACAAAAGGAAGAGGTAGGTTTTATTACTAATGTATGAATACGCCATAAAAGAAATAACAAAGGTAGTTGATGGTGATACTGTCGATATGATAATTGACCTGGGATTCAGCCTTACAAAAAAAGAACGTGTGCGTCTTGCTGGCATCGACGCACCAGAAAGTAGAACACGTGACCTTGAAGAAAAACAAATGGGCCTTGAAGCAAAAGCTTTTCTTACAAGACGTCTTGCTGACGGAGAACCTTCAGGTCTCAAAGTGAAGACAGAGAAAGATGGTAAGTATGGTAGAATGTTAGGGTGGATTTACATAGGACAGACGAACTTAAATGAAGAAATGGTTTATCGTGGATATGCCTGGGATTATGACGGAGGCAAAAAAGAAAAGGACTTAGCAGAACTCAGAGCAAAGAGATGACCCAAAAGAAATTTCAAGAACAATCTAAGTATGCAGAATATGATGAAGACGGTGACGGCATTGTGAGTGATGAAGAACTGGCTCACGTAAAAGCTATAAAAGAAACCGAAACAAGTTTACGAAAAAATTTAGCGCAGTTACGCATGGCTAGGTTCACACTGATTGCTATGGGTGCATTTACTGCTGCAATGTTTTTCGTACCGATAGAGCGAGTACAAGCTCTAGCAGATATTAGTAACCTATTCTATATATCAGGCGCTGGAATAGTCGGCGCATATATGGGAACAACAGCATGGATGGCAAGAAAATGATACAAGCACTGATTGGCCCAGTAACAGGGCTACTAGATAAATTTATACCTGACGCAGACAAGAAAGCAGAAATCGCCCACGAGTTGGCGACGATGTCTGAGAAACATGCCCAGCAGCTTGCGCTCGCTCAGATAGAAGTCTTGAAAGCAGACGCACAGGGCAACTGGTTTCAGTCGTCTTGGCGACCCTTGATTGGCTGGATTTCTGGCTTATCCCTTGGAATCAATTACATGGTCGCACCGATTTGTGCTGGCTTTGGCATTATGATACCACAAGCAGACATGTCTGTGATGATGCCGTTGATGTTTGGCATGCTCGGAATTGGTGGAATGAGGAGCTATGACAAGATGAAAAAGACGGACACAAAAAAATAACGCAAGATTTATTCAGACATTTACGAATACACACATCAACAAAAAAAGGAAACAGTATGGCATTTAAGTTATCAGAAAGAAGTCTCGGCAAACTTGAGGGCGTCAAAGACGAATTACAATTAGTTGTGAACAGAGCAATACTTCTTACAAAGATTGACTTCGGTGTTATTTGTGGAATGAGAACTGAAGCTGAACAACGAGAGCTGGTAGACAAGGGTGCTTCACAGACGATGAAGTCCCGCCACCTTACTGGTGATGCCGTAGACTTGATGTGTTACATTGGCTCAAGAGGTTCCTGGGAATTAAACCTGTATGATGATGTTGCAGACGCAATGAAAAAGGCAGCGCAAGACGAAGGAGTTGGACTTCGATGGGGCGCTGCGTGGCAGATACCTGACATCAGAGATTGGGATGGAACAATGGAAGAAGCTATGAGTGCTTATATAGATTTGCGTAGGTCACAAGGTAGACGACCATTCATTGACGCTCCGCACTTTGAGTTGAGTGTAGACTAAGTTTTAAAAGAACGATACTCAACAACCTTCTTTAAATCTCTCGCTACTTTTATTCCTTCTTTCATACCCTTTGTTATTCCTCTATCTGTATAGACGACAACAAAGTCTGCGACCTCGTACCATTTAAATGCAGCATCTAAGCCTATTCTTCTCTCTGCTTCGACGTCTTCGTTAAGAACTTGAGTATATAATAGGTGTGATAAAAAAGGGCTCTCGCCCTTTTTTAGTGAATCAAGCATACACTTACGTGCGAACTCTCTATTTACTTCTCGGTCTGCCTCGTTTCTTCCCTTGAACGGACTCTCTATTATTACTTTCATCTGTTATATCACCTCCTATCGCACCATAAGCAGTCAGGTCTACCCAAGAATCTGTATGCTTCGGCGTTTTTATTATCCTAGAAATTTTTACACCAGCCATACACAACACTACTTGCCAGTCTGTTACCTCAATCCCAAGAATCACAGACCAAATCTTTGCGATGTCTTCGTGGTTCTTCTTTGCTGGGCCATATACTTTGGCTCTGTCAGAATTAATAAGTTGGTCTGCCGTCTTTAAAATCTCACTTCTATTCATTTTTCATCCTCATCTTTATTAGTTGAATCTTTACCTCAAGCTCTCTCTTCTTATGATTAAGCTCAACGGTTTCCTTACGAAGATGTTTTCTTTTATCATTGGCTTTTGCAAAGTCATTCTTATCCATGTTCGTTCTGGATATGCGTTCCAATATAGAATTGATTTCGTTTTCGTTATGCTCAATTTGTTTCATAACTTCAGAACGTTTAGTATGAACAGTCACAAATTCTTTTTCCAACTCTTCGTAATTCACTTTAACTTCCCTTTGGGAACGGCTCATAAAGCTCGTAAACGTTACAAGGTTCTCTGGCATCTCGTTCGTGTTTCTGGCAATACCAATCTCCATCTGCTTTGGCGATTGCAAACTTACATGTTTGGCATGTTGTAGGAACGTCAGTTTTTCCCCAACACGCACCCCTTTTAAAACACCCTCGGCATCTCCAATCTGTTTCGTCATTGCTTATCTTCCTCGCTTTGTTAAGTAATACCCTCTCAATCCGTTCTTTAATAAACATAAACTCAAGGTCATCATAATCGACAACCTCTGAGTGATACTCGCTAGTGTTTTTATTAACGGCTATAAAAAAAGATGTCTCCATTTTAGACATCCCCATCATCATCTGTAACTGTGAGTAATATCTTGGATGTGATTTCTTCACACCATCTTTATAAAACTTTTTCCATGAAGCATCGTTCATGCTTTTTATTTCAAGAACATGTAAGTCCTCTTTGCTATCATCTAATTGTATGTGTCCATCCATATGACATACAATGTGACCGCCAAGCTCTTCATACGTATGCTGTTTCCCAGTGAGACCATCTGTTTCCCACACTCGAACATCAGCTTTTTCTTTTAAATCTTTTACAACTTCGTCTTCTAATATATGACCAAGTCTAAATATTCTTTTCAATCTTGGTGTAGGTGGATTGTTTGGGAACCCACGCAAACTAAAAGCTATCTCTGCATCACAAGCCGTGCCAATCATAGACGCACCTATGTAATCACGAGCTTTTTCTTTTGGCTGTCTCTCGTATCCTTCGTCTATTGCTTCTACTATTTTATGTGCTTCAACCATAATCATACCTATAAAAAAAGAAGGAGTGGGGAGGAGTCCACTCCTTCTTTGCTAGTGACTAAAACGGAATTTCGTCGTCCAAGTCTTTCGTGTCTGTGGGAGAGTCAGAACCTCCAGACTTGTCATCACCTTTAATCGGCATGTACGACTTGACTTCTGAGGTCTGTCTTTGCGCTCCGTCATCACCAGTCCAAGGCTTACCTAAACCAACTCTGATTTTACACTTGAGTCCTTTCAGAGTAGCAACATCCCCAGGTTTGTCAGGTGTCGAGTGTCCAGCACAGACGAGAAAAGATTTTAACTGTCTGAGCGCAATCTCTTGTGCCTGACTACTGGTGTGTTTGATGTTAAGGTTCACCCTTATATCACCTTGACCATCGACATCGTCGAAGTCAAGAACCAATTTTCTATTGTTGGTCGCACCAACTGGTTCAATGGATGCACTCTTACATTCCACTGTATAAACGCCTTGTTGAAGACGTGTGCTTCCTGACCCTTCTTCAACTGAAGACAAGTCAAGATTAGTAAAGTTCCAATCACTCATATTTATTTCTCCTCGGCAGTAGCCATTCGTGTTAATAATTCAGTGACATCATCCACTTTTTCAAATGGTTTCAGTACACCTTTTGGGTCTCTGGTTTTACCATGCCACCCACTTACTTCGTCGGTAACGATATATCTCTTAACCTTTGGCAAGCCTTTATCGTTTGTCTCTGTTCGTCTCACACCACATAAGACGTGGTCAAACAAAGCTGGAACTTGTTTTGCAACAGAAGCTCCTTTTACCATTGGCCAATAATGAGTTACATCATTAGCGTCCTTCTCCTCCTTCGCCAAACAGGTAACGTAAACGTGCATAGGCAAGTCACGTATCCACTTCAAAGCACCAACCATAATACGTGCATTGTCGCCCCATATTTTAAAGTTGTTGCTCTCTCCCTGATTTTCTTGCTCAAGATGCTCCATCAATCTATCTGACATCTCTGTCAAACTATCAATGGCTATCCACTTGTAGCCTTGCTTGGCAAATTCTTCCGTCTTAATCATCTGCATAATCCCACGGAAACTATATGTTCCACTCTCAGGCTCGTGCTTACCAGCCCAAGAAGTAAATGGAACGTAGTCTATCTCCACGTCTTCGATTGATTTCAACCCAGCCTCACCAGAAAGAATGAGACCCTTACCGTATCTAGCTTGGTAATATCTACACTGAAATGTTTTACCAAACCCATGATGTGCATAAAGCAGAACCTTTGTAGGCCCATCTTGCATTATGTCTTTTGTGCTAAACGTCTTGAACATTTTTAACTACCCTCACTTTCGCTTTGTCTAAATTGCGTGTTAAGCAATACTTGATTTCATTTTGAGTTTCCAAAGGCATCTTTGTATACTGCCTTTTATCTATGCTAAGATTACGCCTTACATAATTTGGAAGAGGTTTCTCTTCAAAATGTTTTTCAAGCGCATCCTTATCCCAAGACCATCTTTCAGTACGAGAAACAGTAACCTCATACAATCCTAAGTCTTTGGATTGTGAGCCTGACTCTTCTGGAAATAATCTTGAGATGTCTCCCTCTAGCACAGATATTTGCTCATCGAGGGTCTGCCGTTCTTGGCTTAGTTTATACAGCTTGGAAGACATTTCTTCCAATCGCTGTGTCGTTTTAGATGCGACATCATCTTTGCGTGTTGCGTCGAACACGTCCCAACTATCAGTCATACGACCTCCTTATTTTAATGTGTCATCAGCAAATTTTTATGAATGATGACTTGATTAATAATATATGTGTAGTATAAATTATACATTAATGCAAGTCAAAAGGAGAACAAAATGCGACTTAACATCGAAAGGCTCGTCACCGATTTAGGTGGAGCGTCTTCGGTGGCTAAGATAACTGGCGTCGTTAGGACTGCCCCATATGGTTGGATTAAACGATGCTATTTAAGTAGCCAAGTTCTTGAGAAAATAAAGGAGCATGCTCCAGAAATTGACTTTAACGATTACTTTGAGGATGATGAACATGAACGAAAAACTGGACGCAGCTCTGGATTATCTTGAGAGAGGTTGGTCTGTAATACCAATCAAACCAGACGCTAAGAGACCCGCTATAAAGTGGAGACAATATCAAGAAACACCGCCAACAGAAAAAGAAGTGGAGCAATGGTGGACTCAGTGGCCTGAGTATGACATTGCAATCATAACAGGCGAAGTGAGTGGAGTTGTTGTCGTCGATTGTGATAACGAAGAAGCTTACAATCAGGCAATCAATACAGGCATGCGCTCGGCTTTTACAGTCAAGACGAAAAGAGGAGTGCATTTATATTTCGAGCATCCCAAAGACGGCGTTCGTCGTGGGCCTCGTGCTGGAGTAAACAGCACGGGCTCCGACTGGCCTCGTATTAATGGGTTAGATTTCAGAGGTGATGGCTCTTATGCTTTATTACCTCCAAGTAAAAACTATAGCTGGCAGATAGGCATGGGCATGGACTGGGACGACCTTCCGATGTGGAAGGATTGGAAGCCTGTCTTGTCGTGCATGGACGGAAAAGAGTTTGAGTTTTCAGAACTAGACTTGTCTTCTGTCATGCCATTAGAACCAGACGAGTTTATTTCTGAGTGGGACAGGACAGCTAAGTATGTCCGTGAATCATTCCCTAACTCATTGAAGATTCCATCTGGTCTTGGCAACGGACGCAACGAACGAGTGATGCGTTACATTTCCGAATCAATACTAGAAGGTTTCTGGGGACACGACTTGCGTCTTCGTGGCTTTGCTTTTATGAATGAGTTTTTTGAAGACCCATTAACCGAGCGTGAGTTTGAAGCAACAGTGCTTTCGATGGAGCAATCAGAAAGGCGTAATCATCCAGACAGATTCGATGAAAAGGGAGACTATATATATAAGCCCTACATAAATGCGAACCAACCAGTCGAAGCTAGGTCACGCAGACTTATACAAATGAAAGATGCAGACCAGCTACTTCAAGAAGCTGACGCCAAGACATATCTAATAGAACCTTGGCTACCAAGTAACACGATTGTCCAAGTATTTGGATACAGTGGTCACGGCAAGTCGTTGTTTGTGCAACATGCAATGGGCGCTTTGTCTGCTGGGAATAAATACTTTGGCCCCTTCGAGATAGGTAAACCAGCACGTGTCTTGTACATGGATTTTGAAATGGGTATGGCAACAATCGCAAGACGATTGATTGATTTGAAATCTATTCATTCGGATACAGCTGACAGGCTAAATATCTGGACTCCGTTTATTGATAAGAAAGAAATCAATCTGCACAACAGAGATGGTCTTCAAGAACTACAAGGATGGATACAGTTCTCTGACCCAGACGTTGTCGTTATAGATACACTAAGAACAGCTTACCCAGGGCTACAAGAAAACAGTTCAGACGAATGGTCTAAGGTAAACCAGCTGGCAGTCAAGCTAAGAAACTCTGGCTTGTCTGTAATACTTATCCATCATAGTAACAAACCTAGTGACAGTGGTATCGGAAGAGAAGCTGGCTCAACGAATCAGCTCACGACTTTGGAAACTCAGATACGTGTAGCTCAAGTATTCCAAGACGAAGAGACAGCAAAACAAAATGCTGCTCTGTACGACGGCAATTATGACCAACCTGTTTGGCCCTTGCTGCAAGGAACTTTGCCTGAGAACTTTCGTCTGTACATGGTTATGGAGATTCGTTACGGGAAAGTCCGTGAGTGGACAGACCTACACGACAGAGTTCAATGGCTAGGGTTTTCTGCTAATGATATTACTGGCGAGAAAAGAATTGTTGCTAGTAAGTCTACGAAACAAAAAGCAAAAGAGATGGCGTTGAATGGATTGGATGCTGGTCACATAGCTGAAAAGCTAGGCAAGCCTCTTAATCTTGTCCGTCTTTGGTTGGAGTTATCGAAGTAACTTTAGCATCAGGGAAGTGCTTACGCACCTCGTCAACTATCTTAGCAACTTCGGGGTGCTTCTTCCTATTCTCTTCACGACTACGCTTCCAAGAATTGTATTTATCTTCTATGTCTTTTTGTTTTCTGGTTAATTTTTTCATGTATAGAATGTGATACAACGACCAAACTTAGCTAATAACGCATTAAGTCAAAAGGCGGGGTTTACAACCCCGACTTTTAAGACTAAACGTTTAGTCGTTGTATCAGTTTTGACTGGATAAATCAATAGTTTTTGAAAAAATAATTTGAATTATTTTATATTTAGTATTAAATGTTATACTATTATTGGAAAAGGAGCAGAGATATATGCCAAGAAACATTCGAGTCTCGGACTCGGACTTATCTTGGCTTCGTCAAAACCATAGAATTAAAACTTACTCTGACATGGCGCAAAAGTTAAACTGTTGCGTCGATACCTTGAAAAGAATACTTGTAAGAGAAGGCTTACAAGAGTTCGATGGGGCCAAGTATCAGGTTCGCCGTGACTTCCAAGGAAAAACGTGGGCTAGGCCGTGCATGAAATGTGGCGATAAAACAGAGCGACCAAGAATGTGGTTCTTCTGTAAGTCTTGCAGAAAAGAGTTGGGGTATGAAGATTGAGTAAGCAAAAGAAAAAAGGCGACGACTACGAAAGAGAGTTAGCCAAATACATAAACAAAGAAACTGGTTTAAGAACTGCACATCGAGCCCCTCTTTCTGGAGGAGGCAACGTAGATATGTACGGAGGTGCAGACGTTCTTGGTGTCCCAGGGATATTCATAGAAGCAAAACGTGTTGAACGTCTGAACTTCCATGACGCCCTGAGACAAGCCGAACGTAACATAGAGAAAACCAATTCACCAGAAGTTCCTATTGTAATTAACAGAAAAAATAGAATGAAGACTGGCGACAGCCTTTGTCTAATTAGGCTTGACGACTTCCTAAGATTCTATTCTAGTTACTTACGAGAAACAGGGTCTGTTAAATTTAACAACAGATAGGACGACTTGTGTTGTGAAAATCGGTAATCTTGTAGAAGGACAGGAGGTTGAGTTCGTAGCTTGTCTTGTCCTATACATATTATATCGAGTGGTTTTTGGGTATGGCACGAAAAAAGAACGTAAGCTTATCAGTAGGAAGAGGCGAGAAGAGACCCGCCTCCAAAGGGGCGGGCCTCACCGCAAAAGGCAGACGTAAATACAACAAAGCTACTGGCTCTAACCTGAAAGCACCTCAACCAAAAGGTGGAAAGCGCAAGAAATCATACTGTGCAAGGTCTGCTGGACAAATGAAAATGCACAACATCAGCTGTAAGAAGACTCCGAAGAAAAGAATCTGCGCAGCCAGACGTAGGTGGAAGTGTTAATGGCAGACGACTGGGAAGAATATTCAGAATTAATTGCAGCGGAAATACAAGCTTGGTCTAGCGAAGTATTAGAAAAACCAACACCATTATTTGCAGACATGCCACCATGTCCATTCGCAAGAAAGGCATGGCTCGAAAACAATGTCGTCGTCCATGTCACCGACCATCTCGCACCAGTCATAGATATTAAAAGCCAAGAGCTGTTACCAACAGACGACACAGTGCATGTCGTAGCGTGGACAGGTTGGGAAGACTTGACTCAACAAGAGTTCGAGCTTTGGATAGACGACCAAAACAAAAATCATTTCGGTATTTGGCTGATGGGGTTTCACCCAGACGCCGAACACAATCCCAACATTCCTGAGTTCGATGGTCTTGTTGAGGACGACTACGCACTAATTTTAGTGCAATCTTTAGGTAAACTTGTTCAAGCTTCTGACAAGTTGAGGAAGACAAGTTACTATCAAAAGTTTAAGATAGAAGATATTAAATACATTAACAACCGCAAGGAGGTTTACAATGCGTGGAATGAAAAAGTCAATGAAAAAGCCTATGCCGAAGAAGAAAGCTATGGCATCAAAAAAAGGCTCCTCAATGAAAAAGAAAAAGCCCATTAGGAGAGCTTAAATGATTAAGAAAAATAGAGGTGTAATCTTTGGGTCTCGTGGAAAAACCCCAGGGATGCAGACGATGAAGGTTGGTGGCAGAAACATCAACCCGTATCGTGCTATGTCTATGATGCCAAGTCAGTTTGGTAGAACAACCACAGGAGTAAAGCCTATCTTCGGTGGTCGTGGTCGTTCACTCAGACGTAGGTAAATACTGTGGCTAGCATTGCGAGAAAGGTAAAAGCTGTCGCTAACAAAACGCAGACAGGTAAAATGAAACATGCAAATTGTCCTTGCGTGTTGGCAAGAGGTAACAATGGCAAGAAAGTCAACATCAAAAAAGCGTAAGACGTCTTCAAAGAAAGACGCTTGCTATCATAAAGTTAAGTCTCGCTACACCAAATGGCCTAGTGCTTACGCATCGGGCGCTTTGGTAAAATGCAGACGTGTTGGCGCAAAAAACTGGGGTAATAAGAGTGGCTCGAAGCGAAAGTCTACATAAATGGTTCAGCCGAAACAAAGGCAAGGGCTGGGTAGACTGCAAGACTGGAAAGCCTTGTGGTCGTAAGTCGGCGAAGGGTAAATCCAAGAGACCTTACCCAGCTTGCAGACCGACGAAGGCTCAATGCTCGTCTGCCAGTAGAAAAAAGAAAGGGCCAGCACGTATCAGTTGGAAGAAAGGTAAAAAGAAATGATGGGTCGCAACAAAAACATGAAGAAGAAAATGAAGAAGTCAGGCTTAACAGCAAAGCAAAAGGTGATTGCTGGCATGGCTCCACCGTTTGACCAAATCACAGGCGCAGACTTCAAGAAGATAAAGCAGAAGAAGCGTACGAGAATGGCTTGATTTGCGTTACTTGCGGAGGCTCTACACAAGTATTAGACAGTCGTTCAAAGGACGGAACGACGAGACGGAAGAGGACTTGCAAAAAATGTACGTCGAGCTTCTGGACATTGGAAGTATTAGAGACATCCTCCACCACAGAGAACAGTTGCGTTACAGGGAAGAACGTTTCGCAGACGAAAAGAAAAAAAACTCCGCAGCCGTCCCAGGAGAAACTCAATAACACATCATACATGTACGACTTGGACAGTCTTTCAGACGACGACCTTGAGAAACAGGTAATGTCTGGCCTAGTCAGGTTCGACGAAGACGAACTATAGGACGACACTTCCTACTCCCTTTTGTATCTTAGTATAGGGTGTTAAGGAGGTAGAAATTGGAACCTATAAGTGTCGCAATCGCAGCGTTCGGTGCAATAAAAGCTGGCGTCTCCGCTGGAAAAGAGATGACGTCTTTGGCTAAAGACATTGGACGAATGTTCGATGCTATCGACGCAGTAAAAAATGACCATAACAAAGCTAAGAACAGACCATTCCAGTCTGTAAACGAAGAGGCTATGGAGTCTTTCATTAGTAAGAAACAAGCAGAAGACCTTGAAGATAATTTACGTGCTATCGTTTACGCAACAAGAGGGCCGTCAGCATGGCAAGAATTAATACGTCTACGAGCTGACATCAGAAGAGAAAGACAGGAAGAAAAAGAAAGAAAGATTCGACGACGAAGAGAGATAACAGAACTAATTGGCACATGGTTCTTAGTTATACTCGCAGTCGTCGTCGTTGGTGGTATCCTAATATTAGGATTGGCTAAGTATCTAGGCAGAATCTAATAAAATTACAGCCCAATGCTCCAGATATTGAGGGGCTTTATGCCCCTCAATATAACTATTCTCGTCTCTGTCAATGAATCCAATATAAGTTAGTGTTTTCAGATGTCTTGAAACAGAGTTTTGTTCTACGCCAATGGCGTCAGCTATCTCCTTTTGTCTCTTCACTGGTGTCGTTGATTGGCGGAGGTGCTTTAGGATTTTCACTGCCATCACTTTCTGCTTGTACGTTAGTCGGTGCATCTTTGTCCTCTACTCTATTGATTGTTGCAAACATCCATCTTGTATTAAGTATAGAATTTTTCATGTAGTCTATTACTGTCATTGCCCCATCTTTATTAAAGACATTTTGTGTAAACGTCATCTCCAAACCAACGAACGTGTCGTCGTTCTTTACCATCCAAACGTCTGCGACCTTCACAAACTCTGGTTGTTTCTGTTCTTCTGCCATTCTACTCTCCTTCAAGTAAGTTTATTGTTGTTTCTAAGTGTGTCGGTGCAAGATGCGAGTATCTCATCACCATCGCTAGAGACGAATGTCCAAGCAAGTCTGCGACTGCTCGAAGCGACGCCCCCTTTTGCACCAAGTGACTGGCAAACGTGTGCCTACAATCATGTGGTGTAAAATCTTTTATGCCAGCAACTGAACAAGCATTGTAAAAACTGTCGTAGAACTTCGCCCTCAACCACTGGCTTCCATCTGGCTGAGTGAAAACAAAATCGTCGTCGTCGTCGACTGCCAGAATCGAAAGAACTCTGGCCCCCAGCGGAACAGCTCGAACCTTTTTTCGTTTCGTCTTGCCTTTTCTGCTGGTGAATAATGCCGAGCCCCTGTGAATATCCTGTGGACAAAGTGCGAAAGCCTCGCCAATCCTCGCCCCCGTATAGAATAAAAAAGTCACGACGTCTTTGATTGTGCTATCGCAACAGTCAATCAGATGGTCTCGTTCGGTCTCAGTCAACCAACGCAAGCGACTATCATCAACGCTCGGACGTACAATGTTTATGCTTGGCACATCCCACCCCATACTTTCTGCATGCGATAGCATGGCTTTGATACTGTTCAACTCTCTCGCCACAGTGTTCGGCTTGTTCCCTCGACTTGTTACGTGGCTCATAATCTGCTCCAACGTCAACGCATGCAATGGAACATGCCCAAGTGCAGACGTAAAAAGTCGCATGATTGTTTGGTCGGTAGTCCCAGGTGAACTTGGTCGTCCCAGGAACTCGCTCGCTGCGTCAGCAGCAAGACGTCTTGATTTCGTCTTGACCCTTCCCGCTGCGACGGCAGCGAAAGTTTTTGTTAGTTCGTCTTTGGCTTGTGATTTCTGGCTCTTGTGAAGACCAGTGGATTTCCGAACTCGGATTGGTCTTCCGTCTTGTATGACAGTGCCAGTGATTTGCCATACATCATTACGTAAAGTTAAGTTTAAAGTCATGTTGTACTCCCTTGTATAACCCTCACACTATATAATAGTATAACAGATTATACAAGGGAATAAGTTTGGTTACTTCTTGAACCACTTGCAGTAAGGGCATTTAATTATCTCATGCCACGTCTGTTTCAAAGCTTGTTTGAAATGATTGTTCACGCCATAATCTTTTATCACGCCCTTACC